AGTTATTAATAAGGCAATTAAAATCGCACATAAAGGTGATTGGCAAGCCCATAATGCTGATTGGGAAGAAATTGAAGCAATTTTGGATATTACAAAACGTATCTAATAAGTAGTATAATAGAAAGGTCTGTCGGCCATAATCGACATAAAGGGTATTTGTCAGCCTAAAAATGACATTGGAGGAGAATTATATGAATAAATTATCACCTGGTCCACATTGTGACCAAATTGTATACCTTGCGAATATCTTGTTCTCGCAACATAGTATTTTTATACAATTCGCCAAAAGTTTTGCCAGTCTTTATGTTAATCTGATTAGCAGGGTAAATCTCTGGATTGCCGTGCCAGAAAGAACCGTAACATTCGTACACTGTGTTTGTATTAGGATCAAATCCATCAACTACTACAGTGCGAGTATCTAATATGACTGTATGTTGCCTCAATGGAACTCTTAAAGAATCTAGCCAAGCTGTTTCAACTTTACTTATATTTCCTGGTTTAAGATTTTCTAATCTGGTTTCATACCAGCAAGCTGGACAGCCGCCTTTTCCAATTAAATGCGTTTCGGCCTTTTTAAGATGGAATAATCCGTGTAGATTGCAAGATATAGAAATAGAATGTTTCATTCCAGTATATTCTGTTATAAAAGAATACTTGTTGCCGTACCGGTTGACACTTTTTTCAACAAAATTTTTATGGGTATAAGCAAAATTATGAGAACATTTAGGACATCCTTGTTTTTGATTTATATGATCGCACGGTCGTTGTTCAAAAACTCCGTGAATAGAACACTTAATTTTAATTTTAGTATAAGAATTTTTATACTCAACTTCAGAATAATCATAGGCAAAATTATGAATTTTGCCAGCTTTTTCAATATAAGAACTAGTAGTGTAGTGTATTCCGGTGTTTGGTTTCATTTTATTCTCTGTACAAAGTATCAACATAAGTATTTATATAAAGGAGTGCTTTAATATGTCATACGTGGATGCCTGGTTTGATAGAGAGAACGATATTGTTCGAGTAGTTGAACGCAATAAAAAAGGTGAACGTGAGTTCCGTGACATACCTGTCAAACACACGTTCTATGTAAAAGACCCACGCGGCAAATTCCAATCAATTTACGGTGATTCACTCACCCGCATCGTTTGTAAAAACACAAAAGAACTACGCAAAGAACAAGCCATTAATAGTGGCAAGGAAATGTTTGAATCAGACATTAATCCTATCTTTGTAACACTAAGCGAACACTACTTAAATCAAGATGCTCCTAAACTAAATGTAGCGTTTTTCGATATTGAGGTAGACTTTGATCCAGAACGTGGCTATGCAAGTCCAGACGACGCATTTATGCCGATTACTGCGATTGCTATCTACCTACAATGGATGGAAACTATGGTATGTTTGGCTATTCCTCCTAAGAAACTTCCAATGGAAGAAGCCAAGGAAATGGTTAAAGATTTTCCTAACACAATGTTGTTTGATAATGAATCAGATTTACTAGACACATTCCTTGATTTAATTAAAGATGCAGATATTATCAGTGGTTGGAACTCAGAAGGATTTGATATTCCTTACACTACTAATCGTGTTACAAAAGTTCTAAGCAAAGAAGACACAAGACGTTTTTGTTTGTTTGATCAATTTCCTAAGCGTAGAGAATATGAAAAGTTTGGTCGTGATAGTGTAACTTATGACTATATTGGTCGCGTTCACTTAGACTATCTTGAGTTGTACCGTAAGTATACGTATGAAGAACGCCACAGTTATAGACTTGACGCTATTGCGGAATATGAGTTAGGTAAACGTAAAACACAATACGAAGGTACGCTTGACCAATTATACAATAATGACTTTAAGACATTTGTTGAATACAACATTAATGACTGTAAACTTCTAGACGACTTAGACAAGAAGTTAAAGTTTATGGATCTTGCCAACACGTTGGCACACGAAAACACAGTATTGCTACAAACAACTATGGGTGCTGTGGCGGTTACTGAACAGGCTATTATTAACGAAGCACATCGCAGAGGTTTCCAAGTACCTAATCGTACTAAAATGAGCGAGCGTGATGAGAACACCGCGGCCGCTGGTGCGTATGTTGCATATCCTAAAGAAGGTATTCAAGACTGGGTCGGTTCACTAGATATTAACAGTTTGTATCCCAGTGCGATTCGTGCGCTTAATATGGGTCCAGAAACTATTATTGGTCAGTTACGTCAAACAATGACCGAAGAGTTTATTGAAAGTCAAATAGTAAAAGGCAAGTCATTTGCAGCGGCTTGGGAAGGTGTGTTTGGTAGTTTAGAATACACAGCCGTAATGAATCAAGAAATTGGTACAGACATTACAATTGACTGGGAAAACGGCGAAAGCGATGTAGTCAGTGCGGCAGAAGTTTATCGTTTAATATTTGAAAGCAATCAGCCTTGGATGCTCAGTGCTAATGGAACTATCTTTACGTATGAGAAAGAAGGTATCATTCCTGGATTACTAAAACGTTGGTATGCTGAACGTAAAGAGATGCAGGCTAAACTTAAAGAATGTATCAAGTCTGGTAATAAAGTTGAAGAAGAATACTGGGACAAACGACAACTAGTTAAGAAGATTAATCTAAATAGTTTGTATGGTGCTATTCTTAACAGTGGTTGTAGATTCTTTGATAAGCGTATTGGACAGTCAACTACACTAACAGGTCGACAGATTGTTAAGCATATGGCTGGTAAGGTTAATGAAATTATTGCCGGCGAGTATGATTACCGAGGTAAAGCAGTTATCTATGGTGATACAGACTCGTGTTACTTTAGTGCTTATAAAACACTACAAAAAGATATCGACAAGGGCCTTATTCCTTGGACTAAGGAAAGTGTTATCCAGTTGTATGACCAAATTGGAGATGAAGTTAACACTACATTCCCACAGTTTATGTTGGATACTTTCCACTGTCCAAAAAGCCGTGGTGAAGTTATTAAAGCAGGTCGTGAAATTGTCGGCTCTAAGAGTTTGTTTATTACTAAGAAACGTTATGCTGTTCTTTACTATGATAAAGAAGGCAAGCGTACAGACGTAGATGGCAAGCCAGGCAAGATTAAAGCTATGGGCTTGGACCTCAAGCGTAGTGATACTCCAGAATTTATTCAAGACTTCTTGAGTGATGTTCTTGAAATGGTATTGATGGGCAAGCCTGAACAAGAAGTGCTAGATGCTATTAGCGAATTCCGTATCAAGTTTAAAGCTCGTCCTGGTTGGGAGAAAGGTTCTCCCAAACGTGCTAATAAGATTACAGAATATCAAGGTAAAGAAGCCAAAGCTGGTAAAGCCAATATGCCCGGACACGTTCGTGCAAGCATTAACTGGAATACGTTAAAGCGTATGTACAATGACAAATACTCTATGGGTATTACCGATGGTGCAAAAGTTATCGTTTGTAAACTCAAACCTAATCCGTTAGGTTATACATCAGTTGCTTATCCAGTGGATGAACTGAGGTTACCACAGTGGTTCAAAGATTTACCATTTGATCACGCTGAGATGGAACAGACCATCATTGATAATAAGTTAGACAACTTAATCGGAGTTCTAAAGTGGGATGTTCAATCCACTGAAGAGAAAAATACATTTAATAGTTTATTCGAGTTTTAATATGAAAGTTATAATTGCAGGATATGGGTTTGTTGGCAAGGCTGTTGCCAGCTCATTAAAAGAAACAGTAATACATATCGTAGACCCTAAGTACACCACTGGCGAAATAAATCATTATCCAGATGCAGATGGCGTTATTATTTGCGTAGGTACTCCAGAAACAACCACAGGCGATTGCGATGTCAGTCAAATTTATCAGGTAATGGATCAGATTCCCGAGACTATGCCAGTGCTAATAAAATGTACTGTTCGTCCAGACTACCTAAATAGACTGTTGATAAATTATCCTAATCATAAAATCTGCTATAGTCCAGAGTTTCTACGTGCGGCAACAGCTAACGAAGATTTTGCCAATCAGGAATATATGATACTAGGCGGATTTGATCCTAATTGGATGTGGGAGAATTTATTTAAAAAATCTCTTAAAAACCTAAATAATATTGAACATTGTACACTTACAGAAGCCAGTATGATAAAATATACCACTAATTGTTTCTTAAGCGTCAAAGTAACGTTCTTTAATCAAATTTATGATATGTGCCAAGCTAATGGTACAGACTATAACAAGATTGTTGAACTATTAAAATTGGATGAGCGTATGGGTACAAGTCATATGCAAGTTCCAGGACCAGATGGAAATCGTGGATTTGGGGGTGCTTGTTTCCCCAAAGACACAAGTGCATTTATGCACTATGCAGATACATTGCAGATGTCGCATACCCTAGTGGAATCGGCAATAAAATATAACAAGAAAGTTAGAAAATCATTGACATAGTCACTAAACTTAATTATAATCACTTTAACGGAGAATCTTATGAAAGACTTTTTACAAGACCTAGTAGCACATACACATAGTTTGGGCTTCCTACCTTTGGTCAAGGTAAGTGCAACAGATAAAGAAACAACTATCGAATCAATGGCTGAAGATCGTAGCGTTATTCTTAACGCAAAGACTAAAGAGCCAGTTGAAAACTTGGAAGGTACATTTGGTATGCCTAACTTAAACAAGTTGGACATTCACTTGAAGTGTCCAGAGTACAAAGAAAATTTTACCATTAACGTAGTTAAACAACAACGTAACGGTGAAGACATTCCAACAGGCTTACACTTTAAAAACGGTTCAGGCGATTTCCAGAATGACTATCGCTTTATGAATCAAGACATCATCAATGAAAAATTGAAGACTGTTAAATTTAAAGGTGCTAAGTGGGATATTGAATTTACACCAACAATGGCAAGTATTCAAAAGTTAAAATTCCAATCAGCGGCACATACAGAAGAAAACACTTTCCAAGTCACAGTTGACAATGGTAATTTAGTATTCAGCTTTGGCGATGCAAGTACACACGCTGGATCATTTGTATTCCAAGCAGGTGTTGATGGTAAATTGCGTCAAACTTGGAGTTGGCCAGTTGCGGCAGTTCAAAGTATTCTTAACTTAACTGGTGACAAGACTGTACGTATTGCAGATGCAGGTGCTTTACAAATTACAGTAGACAGCGGTATTGCTGAATACGAATACATTCTTCCGGCACAAAGCAAGTAATGAATAAGAACCTGACCGCAGCACAGAACGATTATGCTTATTTCCTGCCAGCAACGTCAGGATTTTATAGCACGTACATAGGCAAACAGCGTCACGGTAACTATGTGGATCCAGCTCGTATTCCTGCGAGCTTTGGACCTATGGGCATCGAGGCAATGAATTATTTAGATCCCAATGCGGCATTTTATTACGATCATTGCTTGTATTCAGCAGGTCACGCTAACTTAGATCTTAATAAATTTGATGCTGGCGAGGATATGTTCCGCAACCGTAATCGTAGTACTAGTTGGGTATTAGGTGATTCAGGTGGATTCCAGATTGGTAAAGGTGTTTGGCCTGCTGACTGGAAAGATCCTAATTGTCCTAAAGCACAAAAGAAACGTGAACAGGTTTTAAACTGGATGGACACGTTAATGGATTACGGTATGGGCTTAGATATTCCAGCCTGGGTAGCCCGTAGTCCAGCAGGTGCGGCCGCAACAGGTATTAGTACATACGCAGAAGCCGTTCAAGGTACGTTTATCAACAACGATTATTTCATTAACAATCGCAACGGTAATTGCAAGTTCTTAAATGTACTACAAGGTGAAAATCATACCGATGCTGAAGGTTGGTATCAGCATATGAAGAAATATTGTGATCCAAAACAATATCCAGGCCGTCATTTTAACGGTTGGGGTATGGGTGGCCAGAATATGTGTGATGTACACTTGTTACTAAAACGCCTAGTATCGCTACGCTTTGATGGATTGCTTGAAAAAGGTGAACAAGATTGGATGCACTTCTTGGGCACAAGTAAATTAGAGTGGGCGTTGTTGTTAACAGACATTCAACGTGCTGTACGCAAGTATCATAATAGTCAATTTACAATTAGTTTTGATTGCGCTAGTCCGTTCTTAGCAACTGCTAATGGACAAATCTATGTACAAACAGAAATCAAAGATCGTGAAAAGTGGTTATATCGTATGTTGCCTAGCCTAGACAGCAAGAAATATAAAAACGATAACCGATTGTTTCAAGATGCTGTCGTACAAGACAAGCATTTTGCTAACTTTGAAACAAGTCCATTAATGGATGGTGTTAAAGTTAATGAAATTTGTATATATGGTCCCGGCGACCTAAATAAAATAGGTAAAGAAGGTAAAACATCTTGGGATAGTTTCACTTATGCTATTATGATGGGTCATAATGTATGGATGCACATCAATGCTGTACAAGAAGCTAATCGTCAATATGATGCAGGCCTATGTCCAGCTATGCTAGTACAAGAGAAATTTGATAGATTGTACTTTAGAGATGTTATTGATGCCATTTTTGCTACTAGCGACCGTGGAATAGCCGATGCTATTGTTGCAGAATTTAGCCGTTTTTGGATGAGTATTCCCGGAACTCGTGGATATACTGGTAAACGAACAGTCAATGCTAGCACTCAATTCTCCGTTTTGTTTGACGAAGTAGATACAACTCCTGTACAATCAGAAGATGATCCAGATTTTGATGAAGAAGTTATCGATAAATTAGACGAATTGGAAGAAAGTTTACACAATGACACTCCCTGATGAAAGATATCGAGCAGTAGTACAGACTCAAAGATTTTTACTTAGAATCTTAACTACTCCTCGAGTTCCCAAAGCCGTTAAAGATGAAGCAAGAAGTTGCTTGCGGCACTATCCCAGTGAGTATGATATGACTTGTGCGGCGGAAGGGTCACCTGATGTTTTCCAAAAACGTATGGAAGATGTGACACGAATGTTTAAAGTATACGAACAATCAAAGGCAGAAAAAAATGAAAACTAGTCTTATTGTAGGAATGGGAATTGGACAGTTATACAAAAGTGTGCTAGAAGATATAGGACACGAAGTTATAACTGTAGATTCTAATATATCAAAAGGTGCTAATTTACCCAGCGTAGATTCGGCAATCATTGCACACGCACCTTTTGATACTGTGCATATTTGTACTCCTAACTATACACACGCCACCATTGCAAAACAACTGTCGCACCACGCCAAAGTAATCTTTATTGAAAAGCCAGGTGTTAGTACAAGTTCAAGTTGGAGTAACTTGTACTTTCACAATCAAAATGCAAGATACTTAATGGTTAAAAATAACCAATGGCGTAGTAACATAAAAGAAATGACCGAATTTGTTGCTAAGTCTAAAACTATAGAAATTCGTTGGCATAATAAAGATCGTGTTCCAAGCCCAGGCACTTGGTTTACTACTAGAGAATTAGCGTTTGGTGGTGTTAGTCGAGATTTAATGCCACATTTATTGAGCTTGTTTATGGTCCTAGAACCATATTATAAAGCATCTCGTCAAATATCAAATGTTGCAAAACAAAACTGGGTGTTGGAAGATGTGTCTAATACAGATTATGGTACTGTAAATTTAAACGGTGTGTATGATGTAGATGATCATTGTCGTTTAGAGTACGTGTGTAATAATCGCATTTGGATCTTAGATGCTAACTGGCGTACTTTAAAAGAAGACGACCGTGCTATTATCTTTACCTTGCAAGATGATAGTCAGGTTAAAATAGAATTAGGTCTTTGTCCAGAAGAAGCATATAAGACTATGATCGAAGACACACTACTAAGCTATTACGAAGCACCTTTTTGGAATAAACAACTAGAACAGGATTTATGGATCCATCAACAAATAGAAGTTTTATGAACGTAAAGTGTTTACAAACTACTGGTCAAGGTCAATTTGAAGAAGTTGATTACTTTAAACCAGACCCTGCTCCATATGAAATCGAAGTTAAGGCTGTGATGACGGGGGTCTGTCGCAGTGATATCGATATGATGATAGGAGATTTTGGTCCGTTACCACTTCATATGCAAGGTCACGAAGGTATTGGGCAAGTAACACGGATTGGTTCTAATGTTGTGTCAACAAAAGTAGGCGCTTATGTGGCAACACGAGGCGAACCTGCTTACGCAGACTACTATAATGTTAAGATGGATGAGTATGTAGAGATTCCAGAAGCCAATCCAAAATATATCTTAGAGCCAGTTGCTTGTGGCATCAATCTTATCAATCAAGCTAAAGATCAAATCGAATCACGTCAAGCAACAAGTGAAAATACACGTATGCTTATCATTGGTAGCGGATTCCTTGCCTGGGTTGCTTATCATACAATGCGACTAAATGGATATATCTATCACGTGGATGTACTAGGGCATAGTAATAAAGAGTTGTGGGGCAACAAACTGTTATCTAGTACAATTGAAAATTACGATGTTGTCGTTGATCTTAGTGGCAATTATGAACTAGGCACACAGATTAACCTAAATAATAACGCATTGATTATCGATGGAGTAGGCAAAGCTGTTAGTAAAAAAGAAGCGCAGGCTCAACTTTGGAAAGCTGTTACTACTATTAAGCCAAGCCCCCGTAATCCTCAATTTATTGACTGTATGCACTTTGCCAAATATTGGATAGAAAAAGGCTACCTAGAGGTTGATTCTTTTTGGACTAGGTGTTACAATCGTACTACTGAATGGGAACAAGCGTTTGCGGACGGCGTTAATCGTCCGAGTGGTTATAGCAGGGGTTATATTAAATGGGACTAAACACTGAAGAACGACAAGGTGTCGTTTACTTTACAGGTTATGAAGTCGAACATACTATCTGTTATGGTATGTATACACTATTTGTAGTAGGCACGCCGCCTGTTGAAGATATCCTACGTATTGCTGATGATAGTCAAGCAATGCTAGACGAGTCTAAACGTATTAAACATATTTACTTCGGTACTAGCCAAAGTTTTAATCCTAAGGGGATTACATTCCAAGAATATCGAGCGTGGGATGATGTTATTATTCCTTGTTTAAAGAAAGATTACTGGGTGACCTTAGACTTTGATGTCAGTCACTCCGAAGGTGTACTTGAATCTTGCTATTGTGAATATCCAAGATTCGTACCAATGATTAGTGTTAAGTTACCTTACATTAATCAGTTTAACTATAACGCCACACTTAAACTGGATGATCGCACTTGGGGTGCTACAAATTCTGGTGTGTGGACACACCAACTACACGACTTAATGAGTAAAGACAAATATACTTATTGGGATCAGTACACACAAGACGAAAGTTTAAAATGAAAACAGATTGGGCAAAACTAACACCTTATACATTCCCACTAAAAGGAATGACTAAGCCTACAGAAATTTGTGATGTAATGAAACAACTTGGTATTGACAAATATGTTTACGAGCTTCGTAATAATCATACTATTAAGTATGGAATGAGTGCCGATAATGAAAAACTTCACGGAGCAAGGATTTATCGACAAGTAGGACATTTGGCAAGTTGGGGGACAGCTAAAATAGTTGGTAATAATGGTAAACCTTTTTTGGACATTGATGCCGAGTTTAAAAATAGATATGGTGCAAATATCGATCATAAAGACATAATTGTCACTGTATGGGGATTTGATAATTACCCTTGGCGTACTATTAACTTTAGAAAAGAACTTATTGAAGCAGAAAGCTATTTAATTAGTCAATACGAAATGGTTCATCAAGAGAAACCTGTGGGTAATTTGTTTGATGAATCATACTGGAACAATAAAGCCGCACCACTTAAATCAGTATGGGATAATATATTCGAATGAACAATACACTAAAACAAGATTGGCGTCCAAACAAAATGATCTGGGTCACCTTTTAATATGATTTGGGTTAGTTTTAATAAATAAACATAAGGAGACATCATAATGTTTTATGTTTATGGATTATATAACCCTATTACAGAACAACTTTTTTATATCGGAAAAGGTACAAGGGCAAACAATCGTCACAACGATCATTTAACCGAAAGTCGTGGAAAAGAAAATCGACTACGATGGAAACAAGTATGCGATATACGAAAACAAGGACTTGAACCGGGTATTCAAATTTTGATAGACGATATAGATGACGAAACGATTGCATACAATAAAGAGACTGAACTAATCAAATACTACGGAAAACTTATTGATAATACCGGAATACTTACAAATATTTTAGATGATGCTAGGCCGCCTTCGTGGAAGGGCAGAGTTAAAACCGAAGAGCACAGAAAAAATCTTTCAAAGTCGCATATGGGGAAAACGCTGTCAGAAGAAACAAAGCGGCGAATTATTGAAACTAAGACTAAAAATGATTCATTCAAATCGGGTATGGAAGGTAAGTTGCATCGAGAAGATTCGAAGCAAAAAATTCGAGAATCAAAATTAAATGTTCCAATGAGTATTGACAGTAGTATTAAAAAGAGTGTATTATTAAAAGATAAACCGTGGTCTGATGCAAGAAAAAAAGCATCAGAAACTCAAAAGAAAACAGGACCTAAAAAAGGTAAACCCTGGTCCGAAGCAAGAATATTAGCACAACAAAATAGGAAAAAGAATGACATTAATTAAACAGGATGTAAGACCAGCGAAGTTTATATTCGTAACGTTTCAAAAAGAAGGTATTCACTGTTATCCAGCGGCCGCAACTGATCCAAACCTAGCAACAGGAGATGAATATGATGTATCGTTTTTGGCTACTCCTCATCGTCATATATTCCATTTTCGCGTTTGGCTTTCAGTTACCCACAACGACCGTGATGTCGAATTCATCCAGTTCAAACGCTGGTTGGAAAATTTATACAAAGATAGTATACTAAAACTAGATTATAAAAGTTGCGAGATGATGTCAGATGATTTATATGACGTCATTTCACAAAAGTATCCAGGCCGTGAGGTTTGGATTGAGGTCTCCGAAGATGGAGAAAATGGTTCATTTATTAAATATTAAGGAAAGCTATAATGGCTAAGAATTACAAGGACATCAACTATTTCGAAACTCGTCCTGATAT